CATACTGCAGCAACCGCTATTCGGTAACTACAGCAGCGGACAACTTGAAGGCGGCCTGGTGCCACGCGAACGGATTGTTGACGTTATACCGATGTTCGGCACGGCACGTTGCGTGCGTGAAGTGAAAGTGCGCCACAAGTCCGGCGGCATATCACGCTGTCAATTCTGGTCGTATTCGCAAGGCCAGGCGGCGTTAATGGGCGATTCAATCGACTGGTATCACGTCGACGAAGAGCCGAAAGACAGGTCTATCTATCCGCAAGTCTTAACGCGTACCGCTACCGGCGACAGAGGCCAAGGCGGGCGAGGCATCTTAACCTTTACGCCGGAAAACGGACGCACTGAGCTTGTTACGCAATTTATGGATGCGCCTGCACCGTCGCAATACCTGCAGCGCGCAACGTGGGACGACGCCGAACACCTTACCGATGAAACGAAAGAAAGTTTACTTGCGCAGTTCCCGCCGTGGCAGCGTGACATGCGGACGAAAGGTTTGCCGCTACTCGGTGCTGGTCTAATATTTGACCTAGACATCAAAGCGGCAGCGTGTGAACCCTTCGAGTGTCCAGGTCATTTCGGCATTATCAACGGTATGGACTTCGGCTGGGACCACCCACAAGCACACTTGCAACTGTGGATTGATTACGACGAAGATATTATTTACGTTGCACACGCTTGGAAAGGCAGCAAGCAGCAACCCTACCAGGCGTGGCAACATGTCAAGTCGTGGGCAGAAGGCGTGCCGACGGCATGGCCTGCGGACGGATACCAAACCGAGAAGCGTACCGGCGTACAACAACGCGCAGGGTACGAAGAGGACGGTTGGACGATGCTAGACGACCACGCAACGTGGGAAGAGTCCGTGAACGCATCGGCTACCAGCGTAGAGCATGGCATAGTCGAACTGTACAAGCGGCTAGACCTCGGCAAACTAAAAATATTTAAGCATCTTGAACCGTTGTTTGATGAGTTTATGCAGTACCACAGAGACGACCACGGCAAGATTGTAAAAGTCAAAGATGACTTACTTGATGCTTGTTTTCACGGCGACACACTCGTTAGTACGCCAAGAGGCAACGTAAAAATACGTGACTTGCAGCACGGCGATGAGGTTTTAACGTTGGACGGATACCGCAAAGTGAGGCACCCAAGACGCACGAAACGCAACGCGCAGACTGTACGCCTGCACTTATCTGACGGCAGCACGGTTGTATGTACGCCAGACCATAAATTTATGACTGTTAGCGGTTGGCGCGATGCGTTACACTTGCATGATGAAAAAATCATTAAAGTTGACACTTTATGCAATACGCAATCACGTACGACGGAATTAGGTTTACTCGGTTCGGCAACTACTACCGGTCGCCTCGTAAATTCTTGCACAGGTACATTTGGGAGAAGCACAACGGCGCAATACCTGACGGCCACCACATACACCACGTTGACGGCAATACGGAAAATAACGACATTGCTAACCTCGAATGTGTGGAAGGCTGGAAACATCTTAGCGACCACCAAAAAGGCCATACTCGACGCCCTGCCGCCGCGCTTAAAGCTGTGCGGGAGTGGAATAACACCGAGATTGGACGGCGAACACGCAGCGAACACGGCAAGCGAAACGCTAAATACCTACGCCAGCAAAGTGAGTACGTTTGTCAGCAGTGCGGCACAAAGTTTAGAACACAAACAGGAAAGAACGCGTTTTGTTCGAACAAGTGCAGGGCCAAAGCGCGGAGAGAATCAGGCGTTGACGATGAAACAAGAAAATGCGCTTATTGCGGCGGCGAGTTTAGGGCTAATAAGTACAGCAAGCAAAAAACCTGTTCGAGAAGTTGCAGCCGAAAGCTTTGGACTTCATCAAGTGAAGGAAAGCAGCACATTGAGCGTCTTGCGCATAGAAAAAGACGCGGGCAAACATGACGTTTATTGCCTTGAAGTGCCAGGCTTAGAATGTTTTTCGCTAGCAAACGGTGCAATTGTGCATAACTGCAGGTATGCTTACATGATGAGACGCCACGCAATACGCAAAATGGACGTCGGCATTGATTATTATCACGAACAAGACGCAAACGGTGTAGGGGGCGGCTGGTGAGCATTCGACAAGTATTAGACAACGCAGACAAAAACAATATTGCCAGTAAGGTAGACGAAGACGAGTTAATTGCGCTTGGTCAGAAGGTCTGCGAGTGGTACGAAGACGACAAATCCACCATGAAAGACTGGGACGAAATGATCAGCAAAGGCATGGACGTCGCAAAATTCGAGTTACGCGGGAAGTCTTACCCGTGGGACGATGCCGCTAATTTTAAAAGTTCGGTCGTGTTTGAAGCCGTGCGCGATTTTGGCGATAGAGCAAACACAGAGATATTACGCCAAAAAAATCTAGTCGCTGTTGGTGCTGACGTGCCAGAGAACGAAGAGTTAGAAGCGCTAGCCGAGCGTGTATCTGACCACATGAATTATCAGATTAACCGCGAGATACCGAAGTGGAGAAAGCGACAAGGTAAGGCGTTCTACCCTATCGCCGCTATGGGTGCTGCGTTTAAAAAAACATTCTACGATCCTTCTATCGGTGGGCTTAATAGTGAATTCATAATGTACCCTGACTTTACTGTGAATAACAAGTGCGCAGATTTTGACGACGTGCCGCGCTTTATTCACATTCGTCGCTTTACCGCTAATGACATATTCAGCCGTGTTGCGACAGGCACTTGGGTCGAGTTCGAAGTACCTGAAACCGACGAAGACGACAAAGACAAAGGGTACTACACGTTCTTTGAGTGTTACTGCGAGTATGACCTGGACGACGACGGGTACGCCGAGCCGTACATTGTAACGGTGCACAAAGAGAGTAACACCGTTGTTCGTGTTGCGCCTCGTTACAGTCAAACAGGCGTGTATGTTCAGCATGAAGGCGTAACGAAACGTGCAATCGACGTTGCAATCGACACGGTTGAAGAGTTGGAAAGCAACGAGCTTTTAAGCCCGGAGCAACGCCAACAGTATTTTAAAGAAGACGTTAGTCGAGAGTTTCGCCGCGCTAAGTTAGTGCGCATTGAAGCAGAGCACATGCTGACGCAATACAATTTCATCGAGCCAATGGACAACACGCTGTTGGGACTTGGGTTCCTGCACATTATGAGCGGACAGGCGAAAGGCATAAACAAAGCGACTAACGACTTGTTTAACGCTGGTACGCTGGCAAACTTACAATTTGGTTTCTTGTCGAAAGAACACCGCGACAGGAAGAAAGGCCCATTTAAGGCCGCGCCGGGTCGGTGGGACGTGACGAACATACAGGCCAAGGATCTAGCATCGTCCATTCAGCCCGTGCCTATCAAAGAGCCAAGCGCAACACTGTTGCAGCTTAACGAGCAATTGAAGACCGAGACGCAAGCACTCGGCACCAAAACGAACATTGGTGATGCGATGTCGCCTAACGTACCGGCGATCAGCGTGCTAGGCATGCTGCAAGAAGGCATTATACCCACGTCAGCGTTAATTGGGCGTATCGTCGAGGCGATGAGCGAAGAGTTCAGCGTTATTGCACGGTTGAACGCGGTGTATACCGACCCTATGTTGTACATGCAAGTGACCGGCGACGCTAACGCGGATTACGAGACGGATTATAACATTGATACAATAGACATCACGCCGACGGCAAACGCGCAGTTTAGTAGCCAGTTTCAACGCGTGCAGCTAGCACAGGTCGAAATGGAGACGGTGCCGTTGCTCATCCAGGCGCAGTTGAACCCGATGCCGGTTATACGTAATTTTTACGAGGCAATCGGTTCGGGCACAGGCGAAGAGATATTCGGCGAGGCGAGCGACGAAGACAAGCAGCGCATGGAGCAAATGCAAGCCATGCAGCAGCAACAGTTAGAAGTGCAGCAAGCGCAACAGCAAATTGTGCAGCAGCAACTAGCGTTAGCGGAACGTGCGCAAGCGTTACGCGAGCAAGAAGAAGCGTTTAAGCAAGAGAAAGAGACTATCGAGTTAGAGCAAAAGCAGCAAAAACTTGAAGCAGAGATTAACAAAATACGTGCCGACATTGTGCACACATTAGAGCTAGCAGAAACCGAGCAAATGAACAATCAAATTGATGTTTATACGCGACGTTTCGATCAACTATTAGAGGTTGCAAAACTAAATGTTCAAAGAGATAGAGACATTAACAGCGGAACTAGAACGTAAAGCGGACAGCATTAACGAACTAGACACCGAGTTCGCAGAATGGTTGCACCATCCCGTTACTGTGGCGATGTTCGCAGACTTAAAGGCGAATTACTTACGCAGCGTTAACGATACGGACGCAACACCGCAACGCGAACTGTTAGAAGAGATCATTAACAAATGGGGAGAGCTACCCGAATGAAGCCGACAGGTTATCACGTACTAATTGAAGTTAAGACAGTCGAAGAGACTACCGCCAGTGGCATTATCTTGCCGCAAGAAACCCGCAACCGCGAACAAGCAGCCATGACAACCGGCACCGTGCTGGAATTTGGGCCTGCGTGTTTTAAAAACATGTCGTCAGGCGTAGACAGCCCAGCAGACTGGGGCGTCAGTGTGGGCGATACAATTGTGTTTCCTAAGCATGTCGTTTTAAAGTTAAACGAAACGCAAGGGCTACTTGTTGACCACGAAATTAAATGTGTACTGAACGAAGAGTAAGAGACTATGAGCGAAGAGCAAACCGAAATAATCGAAACACCAGCCGTAGAAGTTAGCCCGTCAGAGGCGCAAGCCCGCGAACGTGGGTGGGTAAGCCTTGAAGAGTGGCAAGAACAAGGCAAAGACGCGGACGATTGGATCACGCACAAGCATTTTAACGAGCGCGGCCAATGGATTGAAGAACGGCGCGGCTTCCATAACCGCGAGAAGAATTTTAACGAGCGTTTAGCGAATAACAACGTTATGTGGCAGGCCACGCTAGACGACCGTATTGCGCAGTTGCAAGCCGACAAGAAAGAAGCGATTAAGCTTGCCGACGACGAGACAGTCGAGAAAATCGACCAGCAAATCGACGCGGCGAAAGTCGAGAAGCAGCAGGCACAGCAGGGCGCAACACCACCGGCAAGCGACCCCGCAGACATTGCGCATGAAAACCAATGGCTGGCGGCTAATGCGAGTTGGTACAACGCGAACAGCGGAAAGGGCGCTTTTGCCCGGGCACAAGTTCAAACTTGTGTTAACGAAGGGCTTAACGGCAAAGCGCTGACCGACGAGGTTGAGCGTCGTGTTGCTAAAGAATTTCCTACTGTTAACCCTAACCGAGATAAGCAAGTGACTGATAAATCTACGCCACCGGCAAGCAGTAAAGGCAACAAGGTAGCGTCTATCGATCAGTTGAAGGGCGAAAACGCACGTATTGCACAGTCGCTTAAAAACCGTGGTATGAGCGATAAGCAAATCTTGCAAATGGTTAACGATAAGGAGAAAAGCTAATGAGTACTTCTAAGCGCGCACGCCCAACCGACGCACAGCCGCAACAGTCACAACTTGATACGTTGGACCAACTCGAACAGCGTGCAAAAGAACGCCTTGCGAGCGACGGACGCGCACCGTTAACAGGCTCGCTCAACTTGTCGTGGAGCGATAAACACCCCGACTACCATTATTATTGGCATTCTGACAGCGATAATATTAAACTAACCTTTGACGACCTATTGAATAATGGGTATGAATTTGTTAGACATGGGTTTGGTGCACAGATAGGACAGAAAGTTGTCAAAAAGCGCGGAGCAACTACAAACTATCTAATGCGCATACCGAACAAGCTGCATGATGAGAATCAAGCGGCGATGCGTGCGGAAATTGCACGCAAAGAAATAGACCTAAATCAAGTCGGCTCTCGAGAGTACGGCGGCGATTCCAAAGAGCTGGGCAAAGGTACTGCGGTTAAAGCAGGCTACACAGAGTCACCCCTAATGCAAGGGGAACAAGAGCAATAAAAACTTACCATTAATTTTACAATTCGGAGTATATCAAATGGCTTTTGTACTTGATTTAAGCCAAGCGAGCGCCGATCACAATGGGAAGCTCGAAAGCTATAGTGTAGATGCTGCACATGCAACCTTGCTGTCTCCTGGTGATGTCGTTCGTATTACTGGCACAGCCCGTACAACTGATGGACTGGCAGGCGCAGACGCTGCGGCAGCCTCGCAATCGGTGACGGGTATTATTGCAGCGGTTGCACCGCAGTTTGTCGGTGAAAACCTTACCGAGACAGGTTTACCCGCCCTTACAGAAGGGACGGTAGAATGTCACGTTGACCCTATGATTAATTTCATTGCAGACGTATCTAACGGCACGCTTGCTGTTACTAACGTCGGTCAAAACATCAATCTAGATGCGACGGCGGCCACTAAAACAGGCGGCTTGACAATCTCAAATATGGCGGTTGACGCCTCGACTGCGGCGACTACTGCTAGTTTGCCGTTTCGTATCGTCGGCTTAGTTGAAAACGATAGCGGCGTTATTGACGGCACCAAAGCGCGTGTCCGCATCAATAACAGTACGTTTAAAGCTGGCGCGACGGGGGTATAAATCATGGCTGGTACAATCGCAACGGGTAGTATACCTCGACTGTTACAGGAAGGGATTGAGTCCATTTTCGGTAACACTTACGAAGAACGTGCATACTACTGGGATCAGTGTTTCGACGTTCGCGGCTCTCAAAAAGCGTTTGAAGTTACAGCGCAAATGGAAGGCTACGGCTTAGCATCTGTTAAACCTGAAGGGCAAGAAGTCAAGTTTGACTCTCGCCGCCAAGGTTTTACGCCTAAGTTTATCAACATTACCTATGCAAAAGGTTTTGTTGTAACTGAAGAAGCGCTGGAAGATAACCTGTACGACATTGCACTGGGTGACGCTCAATCGTTGGCACGCTCAATGCGCGTAACGAAAGAAACCGTGCACCACAACGTGTTAAACCGTGCGTTTGACGGTAATTTCGTTATGCCTGACGGTGACGGCGAATCGTTGATCAGCACTGCGCACCCATTCGGCCCCACTAAGCCGGGTACGTACAGCAACCGCTTAGCTGTTGACGCAGCGTTTTCCGAAGCGTCGCTTGAAGATTTGTTAATTCAAATTGACCGTGCACAGGATGCACGCGGATTGCCTATCATGCTTGAACCTGAAAAGCTGATTGGTCCGTCTGAATTACGTTTTGAGTTTGAACGCGTCATGGGTTCAGTGCTTCAGAACGATACGGCCAACAACGCAGTTAATGCTGTTAATAGCATGGGTTCAGTGCGTGACGGCTGGATGGCTACGCCATTCTTGACTAGTCAGACTGCCTGGTATATAAAAACTAATGCGCCTGACGGTCTGATCAGCTTTGACCGCCGTGCAATGTCATTCGGTGAAGATAACAGCTTCACTACAGGCAACGCACGTTTCAAAGCGACAGAGCGTTATTCGGTAGGTTGGAGTGACCCGCGTGGGGTATACGGGACTACCGGCGCGTAGTGAATATGCTTGTTGATTTTAGCCGCCCCTTCTTGTGGGCGGTTTTTTTATGTGCTACGTTTAACGCAACCTTGGCGAAAGCTGTTTACTTTATGTTAAACGAGGGCACAACATGTCACACACTCGATTCAATGGCGTCGGTCTAGCTGGGCGCAAATCTGACGGTGTAAAAACCGACCCATTCATGCAACAACTTGTCATTCCTGTAACGCTAGTTGCATCAGCGACGGCGCAGGATACCGGCGTTACACTTCCCGCGGCGGCGGGTGTATTCCAAACCGCGTTAAATATCTTTACCGCAGAAACCACCGGCACGACTAAAACCGTATCAGTCGGTTTTGTAGGCGGTGCAGACGACGCGCTGGCGACTAATTTTGGTGTGACTGGCGCAGGCTTTGAAGTAGCAGGCAACGCCAACACGGCAGCGGGAGGCGAGGCTATCAGCTATACGCTAGGCAGCGCAGATTTTGCAGAACTTGACGCTGAAATTGTTTTGACTTACGTGGGTGCCTAGTCATGGCTACTTCAAACCTATTCGGACGGCTGAACTTAAAAGACGGTAAAGACGGCGAGCCTGCGGACTACTATCTTAACGGCGAACCCTTTATCGGCATTTCAAGCATAGAGCGTCTTTACGACGGCGAATCGTTATTTGCTTCGCAAGAACCTGCAGGGCTTGACACGTCATTAGAAATACAATTCGGCGCACCACAGGGCGCCACGAGCGACCCGGTTCAAACTATTGCACGCGGCGGCAACCTTGAAGCAAGTATTTTACGCATCAACCAAACAGGCCTTTACCGCCTAAAAACGTTTATACAGTTTGGCCGTGCTACTAGTACCGGCAACGCAATATTGAATTTCAGAGCGCTAATTAACGGCGTACAGGCCGGGCGAAGTATTAACAAGACGTTGCGTAATAGCGCTAACGTCGATTCATTTACAGATGAAGCTTGGTTGAGCCTGCCTGCGGGTGTAGAAGTAACATATGAAGTTATTCGCGATTCAAATGGTGACGATTCGGGCGGCCTGTTTGAAGGTCAAACGAGCGGTTCGACTGGTTGGAACAGAGCGCCGTGCTGTGCGGTGCGCGTAGAACGTTGGGCATAAGCTATGCCTGGATTTATCATACCTTTAGACCATAAACGCAACACGTCGGCAAGTATCAGCATTCAAAACAACACGTCGGCAAGCGCGACTGTTACCGCAACGGCGCAGAACGTACAGCGCAACCCTGCGCCGGTATTCAGCACGCCACTCGAAGGCGCTGTAACGCTCGGTGTCGGTGAGATATTTACGTTTAGCTACCCATATGCCGCGATTAAAGCGGAGGGCAACGGCGAAGGCACGATCGATTTTGTAACGCCGTTCTTGACCACGTTTGCAACTATCGACCCTGACGTAATAGGAAGATATTTCACTACGTTTGATGCTGTAGCCAACTCCTATATAGAGCTGAATAATGTTATTTCGCTGTCAGGTGATTTTGATATTAGCGTATCTGTAGCGACTACTAACACTTCTGATGAAAACCATATTATAGATTCCACATCTGATGAGCTTTTGAAAGTTACGACTAACCCCCTTACAGGTACTGTTAAATATCTGGTAGGGAATGGCAGTAATTGGAGGGTGAACATTGATTCTATAACCTCTGTTACGGATGGGGTTCTCCATGTCATAAGGGTAACGAAAGTTGGGGACGACTACACTTTGTATATTGATGGTGTACAAGAAGCAACAGATAATACGTCGTTAGGTGTCACGCCCAGCAATATCTACATAGGTAGAAGGGCAGACGGTGCAAACTACTGGGATGGAGTAATCGCAGACGTTCTAATAGAAGACAACGGCACTCTCGTATTAGATATGCCTATAGACGGGGTGTATAACAACGGTGACCCTGTGGTTAATAACGCAGACCCGATGAATAACGGCACATTCTTCAACGTAGCACCAGATGACAGTGAGTTCTTCACGTTTGAAAGTGGTATTGGTTGGTTAGGAGAAGAGTTATTTACTCAGTCTGTGTGGGAGAATCCATTTAATGCTGGAGCTGATTGGTCTTTTGTAGATAATGAGTGGGTCTTGTCAGGCTCAGGAAGTTTATCTCCTCTCCAATTGATAGCAACAAACGCACAACCTGAAATATCTTATCTAGAGGGGGAGTGCCTAGCAATATCCGCAGACCCAAATAGCGGTTTAGGGGTGACTAGCGCTAACACATATCCCGCAGTAACATCTACAGGGCTGTACACATACACCCTTGAAAAATCCGTAGGGACATCTCAGCTCTACAAGAGGAGGAACGGTGTAGTAAATGCGACAATAACTAAACCTTCTTTTAAGAAACTCTTAGAGGTAGCAGAATGAAAACTTATATGATTATCTCAGCTACATTCGAGACAGAGCAGAACACTAAGATTATAGCTTTCTGGACGAAGGCCGCACAATACGGAAATTACTTCTTAATCAATGGAGACTACGAAAATCAGTTCAGTGAGGAACACCCAAAAGTGGAAGATAAGTCCATGTTCAATATTGTCCCTACAGCAGACGATAAATTAGAACCTACGGACCTCACCGAAGAGGAGTTTTTAGCATGGGCTACAGCTAGAATGCAACAAGAGCATGATGGAACCCTCTTATTGATTAACAGGCAATGTGCTAAAATACTGCGCAGGACGATCTTTAAAACTGAAGAATAGGTAGACGCATGTTTGAACCTATAGCGGGGATTTATAGGTTTAATGAGAAGAACGGGAAATACGATTCTTGTTGTACACTAACTTTTGAAGGCGATACAGTAACAATCAAAGGGGTTGATAAAGCAATTTGCAAAAGCCATATGCGTGAATTAGAAACGTTTCTAAAACGGCAGGGCGTTAAAATTGTATTTTATCGGCGGCGTAATAAATTACATTCATGGCGTATAAACAATGGCAACTAATTCATACCCAAAACCAAGCGCCGACCCTGTGGTCGTACCGCTAAACCACAAATCATACGTTGATTTTCGGGTGACAATCCAGAATAACACCGACGCCTTGCTGGCAATCACCGTTGCGGTGCAAGACGTGCAAGAAAACGAGTCACCAGTATTCAGCACGCCGGTGGAAGGTGCGATTAATATCGCGGCGGGCGAACTCGGCGCACTCCAGGCGCCCTACTCGGCGTTTTTAGCCACCGGCACCGGCACGGGTACAATTGATATTGTGGAGTTATACTAATGAGCAGAACAAGACAAACGCAAGAACAAAAACGCGGTAAGCAATTACCAGATCGTGAGCCGGGTAACAAAGCGTGACACACAAGCACGTACAGCGTTATGTGCCGGGCGACCACAAAGTATTGTGCGATTCGTGCGGCCTGACGTATATGCGCAGCGACTGCCGGTTAAACTGGCGTAACTTGCTGCAGTGCCATACGTGCTACGACCCGAAAAGCCCGCAATTGATTGTGCGCGGACGTGCTGACAAAATAGCCGTCGATGTTGCACGGCCTGAACCTGAGAACGACGCCGATTTAACTTTTGGCGAAGGGAGCGCTGACGAACTATGACAGCTACGTTAACCGTTTCGGCGGTAGATATTATTAAAAAAGCGTTTTCTATTATGCGGGTCGCCGACGCTGAAGTACCACTTGAAGCCATCGACCAGCAAAACGGCATTGAAAGCTTGAACTACTTGATCAAGTACTGGCAGACGCAAAGTTTCCATTTGTGGACAGAAACCGAGGCGGTGTTGCCACTCGTTAAAGGTCAGCAAATGTACAAGCTAGGTGCAGACGGTGACAAGTGCTTTAACGCGCAAGCGTTTTACAGCACCACGCTGGGCGCAGCAGCGGCAGGCGATACGCTTAC